ACTTATCGGAGGATTACTATGTTGACCAAGTCAGTGGTGCAGATCCCGAATGGGTCTCAGTCTTCGTCCTCAATAACTACGGTAACCTTAGGGGTGGAAAACCTGTATATAAAATGTACGACGACAAAGCACATTTTACGGATAAGCCTTTTGAGATTTCCAAAGGCATACCGATTGTCATTGGCATGGATACGGGACTCACACCAGCTGCAGCTTTTACTCAGTTTACCAGTTCGGGGCAGTTCGTCATCTTTGATGAACTCGTCACGGAGGATTGTTCAATCCACGAATTTGCTTACGACGTACTCTGGCCTCACCTCAGAAACCACTATAAGGGATTCAAGTTTGAGATCGTCTTGGACCCTGAGAATAAACGTGGGCAAACTGATAAGAAGACTGCTCGGGATATCCTAATTAAGGCAGGCTTTCCGGTTACACTGGGTAGATCAAACAACCCGGCCGAGAAGTTTGAGTCTGTTGTCTTCTTCCTTCGAAAGAAGGACGGCCTCATTGTCACGAGTAAGTGTCCCGTTATACGTAAGGGATTCTTAAGTGAGTTCAAGTATGACAAGATGTCCACCACGGTGCAGGGCACCCAGTGGAAAGAGAAGGTCACTAAAAATATTTACTCACACGTTCACGAAGCAGTACAGTATGCTGCCATGGAGTTTGTGGCCGGCAAAATCTTCCGTAAGAACGTAGCACGTAAACAAAAATTCACCAGGCCGGCCGATAACAAGGCTGGATATTAACAAGGATAGAATATGGCAAACCCAATTTCTGTTGTAAACGAAGAAGAAAAGGAGATGGCCAACACCTTTGATAAAATCAAAGACGAGCCGACAGCAAAGACTCCGGAGGAAGTGGCCGATAAGGAGGCCCAGAAAGCTGCACGTAATGTAACCTTGGCCCCGTTTCAGTCTGCCCTTGGAACTCGGCTGGACGATGAGTGGGGTAAGGCTGAGGGTGAGAAGATCTTTTCTGAACGACGTATGCTCAGAGACCTACGGCAATACCGTGGGCAGTATGATCCTGAGGTGTACAAAAAGATTCACCCTAATCGATCCAAGGCTTTTATCCGGTTGACTCGTACGAAGGTTAAGACCTTTGATGCCAGGATGATGGACATCCAGTTCCCGGCCAACGACGACAAGAACTGGGTTATACAACCCACACCAGTACCAGAACTTGACGGTCCCATGATGGAGGAAATTGGTGTTCAACTAATGGCCAGCAACGACGGCCAGATTCCAACAGAGGACGAGGTCAACGAGATCCTAATCAAAAAGGCAGACAAGAGTGCCGGTGCAATGGAGAATGAAATTGCCGACCAGTTGTCTGAGTTTGATTATAGAGCAACGATTAGAAACGTTGTTCACTCAGCACACATCTATGGCACAGGAGTTCTCAAAGGCCCCATGGTCAAAGAGATCACTTCCAAACGGTGGTACCGAGATAAAGCCGGCAGCTGGAAACAGTTAGTCATTAAACGAATAGTGCCCATTGCACAGTTCGTGCCTATCTGGGATATCTATCCGGACATGAGTGTCAAGGAACTTAAGGATGCCAGGTACGTGTGGCAAAAGCATTTGTTTAGCAAGAACAATTTATACAAGCTATCCAAAAGATCCGACTTTAACACCGAGGCCATAGAGGCATTTATACTTGCATACCCAGAGGGCAATGCAAATTATAAGGACTACGAAGAGTTCATGAGGGAGATGTCTACCAACACTGACTCGGACGGTGACTCTAATCCACCCAAACGTGAGAAGTATGAACTCCATGAACGGTGGGGATTCCTTGACGTTGAGGATGCAAAGGAAATGGCACCGGACGTTCCCGAGAAGGTTTGGGAAATGATGGGTCCGGAGATTGCTTGTAATACGTGGTCACTTGATGGAGTTATAATCAAGGCAGTCCTCAGTCCTATTGAGGGTGCAACACTACCGTACTACTTTTACTATTACGATAAGGATGAGACCAGCATATTTGGTGACGGTATCCCTCGGATTATGAGAGATCCCCAAATGCTTTACAATGCAAGTATCCGAGCCATGCTCGACAATGCTGCTATTAGTGCCGGTCCAATCATCGAAGCAAATATTGATCTGCTGGCCGACGGAGAAGATCCCTTGGAACTGTTTCCGTTCCGTGTCTTTCAACGTGTGGGAACAGGTATTGATGCCGGGCAGAAGGCTATCACTGTGACAAAGCTTCCCAGCTATACCACTGAGTTCTTGGGACTGGTAGAGTTCTTCCAAGAGACGGCCGACGAGTCCACCACGATTCCTCGTTCCCTCCATGGCTCACAAAGTACTGGTGGTGCTAATCAAACTGCCACTGGTATGTCCATGCTGATAGGAGCATCGAATATTACACTTAAGGATCAGGTTCAGTTCTTTGACGACGGTGTTACCAAACCCTTCATCAAGTCGATGTACTTCTGGAACATGGAGTTTAACGGCAAGGATGCTATAAAGGGTGACTTCAACATCGTGGCCCGGGGAACTAAATCACTCATTGCTAAAGAGGTCAAGATGGAACAGATCAATCAGTTCCTTGCCCTCACCAACAATGACACGGACCTACAGTACATTAAACGTGACATACTGCTCAGAGAACTTGCAGAGATCTTTGACCTTGATCGTCTTGGCTTTATTAGATCAGAGGCAGAGGTTAAGGCCAACCAGGCCAACGATGCAAAACGGCAGAAGGATAACGAGGATAAGATGTTAATCCTTGAGGCCATGAAAGCTGAGTCGTCCGGTCATGTGCCAGATGCAGTAGCCCGAACAGCACAGTTGTTTGACATTCAATTACCGGGTGGAGCACAGCCGGCTGATGATTCAACACAAATAAGGGAGACAAATTTAGGTGGCTAACACAAATTTACAAGGACTATACAACACGTTGAAACGAAACCCCGACAGTCAATTCTTTCAAGACCTGGTGGAACTGCTTAATTTCAGACTATCAGTTATCAAGGATCAGTTGCTTAGGGCCACAGACGACAACGAGTTAAAACGACTACAAGGGAGAGGGATGGAATTGCAGGAAATGATTTCTGCCCTTACCCGAAGGCCAGTTGAGAAGTCTATGTCAACAGGGGCCTTCACTTAACAGGGGGTGGGCCGGTCAATACCGTTACCCATATAAGTAAAAATTTTTAACATCGGGACATCCACGTGTGGACCCCAAGGAGGCTTTATGCCTAAAGACCAGGATACACCAGGAGTAGAGATTGATCAATATCATAAGGAGAAGGAAGAGTTTGCTGATGCAATGGATGAAGTATTCAGTGAAGAAAATGAAGGCAAGACGAACGAAGAGATTGCCGAAGCTATGGCTAAAAAGGATGCTGAAACTAAGGGTGAGGCTGGGGAAGCCACAAAAGACCCTGAGAAGGATGCAACCGAGAAGCCAGCAGAAGATGATTCCGATGTCTTAATCCCCGGCCAGGGTGTTGTTAAGGACGAGAAAAAGCCTGACGACGTACCTGCTACCACGGAGAAAGAAAACCTTACCGATGTTGTCGAGTTACAAGCAAAGGTTACGGCTCTTGTAGAAGAGTTGGCAAAGGAGAAACAAAAGACCTCCAGTTGGAATGGCAGGATTACTGCAGCCAATAAGAGGGTCACAGACTTAGAGGCCGAGTTGGAGACAGCTAAGCAAAAGCAAGCCCCCTCAGCTGAGGATGCTGCTGCTGCTGCTAAAGCCCAATCCACCACTGAGTCTGATAATGAAGTGCTTGATCGTTTTAGAACCGACTTCCCAGAGTTGAGTAGTGCCTTTGATATTATGCAGAAACGTATTGATGGTGTTACGACGACCCCGGCTAAAGAAGATGCTGCTAAGCCTGCAGAGGCAACCCCAGCAGAAGTTAAAACAACAATAGACGAGCACACCACAGCTATCCGGAAAGTACACCCCGACTTATCAGAGATGGTAAACACCGGAGTGTTGTTAACTTGGATCAACAAGCAGCCCGACTTTATTCGTCCGACACTCACGACCATTTACACCCACGGCCAAGCTGAGGATGTTATTAATATGGTCACAGAGTTTAAAGACAAAACAAGCTGGAAGTCCCAGCTGAGCAAGGCAGACGATAAAACAACAGCAGCCAACGACAAATTAAACTCCATGAAAGAAGTCAACTCGGAGACGACCACACCAGATGGTAAGACCGTTGATAAGAATGACTACGATCAGGGAGCAAAGGATGCTGGTTTTTAAGTCTTCCTAATAAAATTAGGAGAAGTAAATTATTATGAGTACAACAACATATGGTGATATATCCCCCCGTACGGCAGCTTTCGTGGTTCGTGATCTTTTGAAACGTGGTATGCCTTGGCTGATCCTTGAGAAGTTTGG